TCTAACTGACCACCTAATTGTGGAGTTGAATCATTAACTAAATCTGCTACCACAGAACTATCTAACCAATTCACAGTATTTGCAGAGTAGTCTAAAGTTGCTAAAGATATGTCATCTGAACCATCATACAATTTTAAAGTTGGTGTAGTTGCAGAAGTTGTGTCTAGCCAAATTGTTCCAGCAACAGCAGATGTTGGTCTTGATGTTCCTGATTGAGTTGTGTTTAATGCAGTAAGAGCATCATTTAAATCTGAACGAAAACTTGGAAATGATTGATTTTGAATTGTTAAATCTGATTGTGCCATAATTTCTCTCTAATAACCTTTTGCTATATAGTCAAATGTTTTTGAAACACCTGTATCACTACTATTTTTAAAAGCAATATCAAAGCCACTTGTTGTTTTGTTTGTTAATAGGTAATAATCGCCAGTTGCCAATCCTTGAGCAGTTATACCTACTGCGTAATTACTAGAATAAAATGGACTTGTAAAGGTAATAGAATATGTGCCTGTTCCTGAAGTTATATCATTACCACTAAATATTCTATCAGGCATATCTACTGTAACAGATAAAGCTGATACAACTGGTGTAGAAGATAAATCTTTTGAGGTTAAAACCATTCTAAATTTAAGATACCTAGCATTATAATCTCCAACAACCATTGTTCTAAATGCTGTATAAGTTACATTATCCGTTGAAGTAGCTATTTCTAAATGTGCTTCACAATTAGCTGGTGTATCTCCGTCAAAGTTAGATTTTTGATCGTCAAATAATCCTGTTCTATTGTCAAATAAGTCATCAATATTATCTGCTGTTTGTGTAATAGAAGCTGTAACTCTTGATTTGTAAGTTGCACCTAAATCTATAACTCCATTAAAATCATAAGTCCCAGTTGCATATAAATCTGATGCTGTTAATCCTGAATCAAATAAATCAGTTCCGTCATCAAATAAACCAGTAGCACTATCAAATAGTTCTGAAGAATTTAATCTTAAAGCATTATTATCATCAACATAAACATCAGTTTTTGTACCTAGAAAAGTTGGAGATTCTGTTTGAGTAGCAACAGCATTATAATCAGAAACAATGGTATTAGATATAATAGCTTCATTAGAACTAAAGTTTCCTAGCTTATCAACGGCTTTAATTAGGTAACTTCCTGTTCTCGCCGGAACTGTAACTGATGTAGCTGGTCTTGCAATCTTATTAACCAAAGAAACTGAGTTTTGCCATTCTGCATTACTTGTTAATGTTGAGTAACGAATTTGATAATAAGCCAAATCTAAATCTGCAACTGCTGACCAAGATAAATGAGCATCACTATTAATTACATTACAAGCAAAATCTTCAACATCTGCTGGTGGTAAAATTGCACCTACGATTTTTCTTTGAGCAGTTACATAAGTAGAAGAAACTCCAAGAACATTAACTGCCTTAACTCTAACATCATAGGTTTCTTGATCTATCACATTCAATACTCGTTGATTTAATCCAGTACCTTGACCATGTATTTGATAATTAGCTTCTGAAGATTTTTTGTATTCAACTTGGTAATAGTCCACAAAGTTATCAGGACTTGCACCAATAGTTATGTCTAATGCAACAATAACTGTTCCGTCATTATAAGCAATTAATTGATCATCTAAAGTAACTGAAGATGGTGGTTGAATTGTATTAGGATTGGGTAAGTTAGTATCAGCAATCGTTGGTGCTTGTGCTTTAGATGTCCAAGTATAAAAGTTGTCTTGGTATTCCATAAGTTCTAAATTTACTGTGAGATCATAATTAATTTCAATCCCCATAACTCTAAATGGTTTTGCAGAGAAACCAGCAGTAGAATATGTTACATTAACTATATCTCCTACAACAATGTCTAAAAATTCAGAAGTTACTCTAACTTGAATACCTAAAGCATTTCTTGATCTTCTTAAAATAATTTCACACAAATCTTCGCATTGATAAGGAGAGGTAATACAAGGGAAACTAAAATTACCTTCTAATAAAGTTCCATTGTCAGCAGATAACATAGTTGCGTGTTGATCAGCTAATGGAAGTCCTGAATCATCTGCTGGTGGAAAACTAACAGTATCTTCTTGCCATTGTTTATCAGGATTAACAAATGTACCTATAACTCTATTGTATTTGTTGTTTTTGTTTTCTCCAATAACTTTAATTCCACCAATAACATTATCAGAAGTAATAGTGTAAGTTGCTGTTCCTGTGCTTTCAATTTTAAGTATGTATGATCCTTGAGTATAACTAAATAATGCTCTCATAGGATTGAGAAGTTTTTTAACATTATCTATAACTTTTTGTGATGAATCTAGTACAGCATTGGTTTCAAATAAATTAATATTTGATCCACCTGAATAAGGTGTTACTTGTGTTTCACATTCATCAGCAGAATCTTGAAATGATTGAAAGTTTGCTTCAAAAGCTGAATCAGGTAATCCTTTTCCATATCTGCTATTTCTTAAATAATCTAATAAACATAAAGCTGAGTTATTGGAATAAGCTGTTGTGGTTGTTCTTGGATCGTAAATTTTTCTACCTTTTAATGTTACTTTGATTTGAGGTAATCCACCAAATATATCTTGATTCCATTTAAATCTAAAAGCTAGATAAGCCACTCCTCTTAATCTATGATTAGCACCCCAATTAGCTGAAGTAGATAGTATGCTTGATGATACCTGATCATCTAATCCTAAAAATGCTTGTACCTGAATATGTGAAGTAGAACTTTTATAAAAATTAGCATCTCCTGATCCCACCTCTACAACTGTTCCATGAGATAAGGCACTAGCCCAAGTAACCAGTTTATCATCAACATAAATTTCATCTATGGATTCAATTTCTCCTTCACAAAGCACACCAGCCATATAAAGATATTGATTATCTGTTCCTGATGTTTCTACAAATACCCTAGTAATACCTACTTGCCTTCTTCCATAAACAATAGGTATCTGTGCATTGTTAGATGACTTGTTTAATAAAATACCTTGTGCCTGTTCTGATTGAGGAATATCAAAGTCAGGAATTTTTGGTATAGGAATTAACCAAGAAATAAATTTAGAAGCAATATTGGATACTAAATTAACAGCTTTATTAACAATTTTTTTTACTGTTTTAAAAGGATTAAAGCCCATTATAACCTACCCCATTTAATATCTAATACACTTTGAGAGGCATAATCAAAACCAACATCTCCACTAAAGTATAATTTTTGAGAAGTGGTATTTGTTTTTCTTCCTTTAATCTTTTCAAAATCTGACCAATGTGAAGCTATGTTAAGAGTAATAGTAGAACTTGTTTCATCTTCATCTAAATTAAAAGATTCTACTCTACCTTTAAATAAAAGAAATGGATCAGCAATTAATTGTTGAGAACTATTTAAAAATCCTTTGTATATTTCTGCTTCCTTTTCCATATAGTCATTATTAAATACAAGAGAAATAATAGTTTGATCAGCACCACTAAAGGAAACAGTAATAGAATCAACAGAAACCTCAGAAGATTCAGAAATATCTGAAACACCCAATAATAAACTGGAAGCAGAATATGTATTAGAATCATAAGTTATATCTTTATAATGATCTGTAAATCTTAATCCAGTTGAAATATTAAAATAAACTAAAGTGATTGGATTTAATTGATTTGTAGCAAGTTCGTTTTTAACTGCTGTCGTTAGACTCCTTGCCATTATAATACCTCAACTACATCAATCTCGTATGAATAATAATTATTTACACCTAAATCAAATTCTTGAATATCATTAGTTAGTGAAACAGTAAAATCTACATTGTCATAAACTAGAACATTATTATCTGCTACATTTGCTCTTAATGGTGGTTCAAATGTTAATGTGCCTTCTCCTGAACCATCAGAGTTTAAATCTGCAACAGCCATATAAACTTTTTGTTGTCCTGTGAATCTAAAATAATCTCCAGCTTTTAATATTCCATTAGTAGAAGTAGCCATGCCATCTATTGTGGCTGTGGTAGTTCCAGCAGTTAAAGCACCATTGACTGAGATAGTTCCACTTGCTACACCTTGAGCATTAGATTCAGTTGGTGGAATCAAAGTAAAATTTTCTAACTGTGATCTTTGTTTCATTATAAATGCCTTGATAGGTGCAAACTCTGATCTGCTCATTGGCGGAAAAGATAATGTGATAGCAAATCTTTGACCATCTATTTGCCTAGCTTGTTTTCTACCTGATGTAGTTACTGATACAATTGTATTTTGTAATGATCTTATATTAGCTGATCTTGCAACTGGAGATGTAGGAAATTGTCCACTCATATTATATCAAAGCTGGTTTGCCTCTTTGGTTTAAAGCTGAATTAATTATATTAGTTATTGTTGCTCTATTATCAATCAATAATTCTTGTATTCCTCTAACATCTGTTGCATTGATAGTAAAACTTATATTAGTTGATCCTATACCGCCTAATTTTTCATTTGGTATAATTTGTCCATCAGTAGAAGGAATGAATAATTCTCTACCCCTCTCGCCAACCATATAAGCATTACCATTTTGTGTTGCACCACCACTTGCTCTGTAACCTTGAACTCTACCACCTTC